GATGCTGCTAGAGGAGTAACTCAGGAAATCAGCGGTGTAGCAAAAGACGTTGCAGGTGTTGGAAGAGAAATCCTCAACAACCGTTTCACTACCGAAAGAGGTCTTTGTGATTTGGGTTACAAAACGAACTCTGATATCAGAGATTCTCGTGACCAAATGGGCGCAGGCTTCAATCGTGTAATGGACCGTCTCTGCAACATGGAACACGAACAGCAAAACTGTTGCTGTGAAACTAAGGGCTTGATTAAGGAAGTGAAATCCGATCTGGCTCTTCAGTTGGAACGTTGCTGCTGTGATCTGAAGAATGGTCAACAGGAAATCAAGTGCCTCATCGAGAACACTGCCAAAGACCAGGAGATTGCTCGCCTTAACCGGGTAGTTGATGCTCAAAGAGACCAGAACATCATTAGCCAGGTAGTTGCTGCATTGAAAGGCACCACTACTACACCGGCTTAAATTTGCCAAAAACTAAGATGATTGAAAAGGAGTGCATCTAACCGGTGTACTCCTTTTTTCGTTTTAACCCAATAACTAAGGAATTATGGAACAAGAACAACTCACCGAATTTAAGATACAATTGGCATTACCCGCTCCTAATATAGAGATTGCACAAGAAGTAGCAAACAAAGCTCAGGTACTCATAAATCAATTTGGATACTATCAATTCTTAAACCTGGTAGACTTCATGCAGAAGAATCCAGGTGCAGTTTCATTTGGTTTAAATTTAATAAATAAGAAGTAACATGGACGATAAGATGATTTTTCAAAAGTTGCAGAAAGGGGATATAATCTTCTCCTTAGAAAGAGACAGACGTGCTCTCTATCCTATCTTTGACCAAGCAAGGATTCTGAAGGTAGGTGAAAGTAAACCCATGGCATCCATGGTTAAGGATGGATTTGTAAATAGCCTTGAACTTGTGATACAGGATTCAGTATCTCAAATCACAATCTATTTGCCATCTCAGGCAGAGGAAGGTATTTACAATGGTATTTATTATACCACTAACCTGGACAACATTGTCAGCGAAGTTTCTAATCAGAAACAGAATGCAGTGAACATCCTTAATAACCGGGAAAGGTATGAGGCGATTGTATCGGAATGTGATAAAATTTTAGGCTCTATCAATTA